GCTGTTCTTTTCGGATAAAGATCTTGTCAATCATCTCTTCCTGCTTGGCACCATCTGTCCAGTTGAAGTTGCGTGCGGAAGAACTGTCTGGATTCTTCTGTACGACACTCTTGCTGACGAGAGTCTTGTATAGCCCCTCGATGAATAGATAGGCGTTCTCGCCAATAATCACTTCTTCCTTACCAGCTGAAATCTGCCAGATCTGCTCACGTCCTGGCAAGCGAACCTTAAAGTCCTTGCTGAATGACTCACGTCCCTCGATAATACGGACTTGACCACCGTCATCCATGCTGACTTCTTCGGCGGTTGTTGGCATCCACTTCCACTGGAAGTCTTCGTCGTCAATGTTTTTCACGCGCACAAAGTCAGAAGGTTTGAATCTGTCCATCAGTCTTTCGCGAAATAGTTTGTTTTCTTGTACGGCTGTTGCACCGACACTAGCATTAGCTTCACTACGATTGATCTGTGGCATTCTTTTTCTTCCTTATAGTTACAAAACGGGCTTGCAGCTTAACGATGATGCGTGTTAAGTATATGCACATAATATCACATAATATCAAAACAAGCCCCATATTTCGTGAGGCTCGTTTCAATTTTGGTATTTGGACTAGGCAGCCGTTGTGACAGCTGTCCAGACGGTTGAACCGGTTGTATTGATGTACAAGCGAGTTGAAACGCTTGAACCATCAGTACGAAGGTACATGCTACCTTGTGGGGCAGCAATCGTTGGTGCGCCAGTACCAGACAAAATCTTGACTGGAACGGCTGCGCTTGTCAAAAGCGTGATTGGCTTTGCGGTTACTACTCCATCAGCTTTCACTGGGAACAGGTAACTCTCTAAACGTCGAAATGCCATTGTATGTTACTCCTTTTAGTCTAGTGCAACACGAGCGGCGACAAAACCGTTCGCAGCTGTCTCTTTAGCAACACCGACCTGGTAAAGCACACCTGAAGCGGTTGCTACGTTTCCAGCAGTCGTTGCTGAGTCCTGTGAAATGGCTGCACCCTTAACGATTGCACCGGTTGCGGCGATCAAACAGTGACCATAAGTCTGTAACCAACCGTAGTTGCTTGCAGGAAGGGCTGTTCGAACAACACCGACAGGTAGTGAAGCGGTAAGGCTTGCAACTACACCGACGTATTCGCTAGCAGTAACGTTTACAGTGTTTGTACCAGCGACAACAGCTGCAGTAAGAGGCTCGGCAAGTAGCAATGTGATTGCTCCACCGTTTCCAGCTGCGTTGTTTCCGCGGACACGAACTGCGAATCCACCACCAGCACCGAGAACTTCTACGAAGCCTTCAGCGAACTGGTCAGCTGTAACAGCAGTAGAACCGTTTGTTACAACAAGTGTCAGGGAACCAGCTGCAAGGTTAGACGCTGCCTGAGCAGGAATAGCCAAGTTAGTTGAGTTCGCTGCGATTGCACCAGATACTGCAAGTGAGCCAGCAGCAAGTGCGCCTGCACCTGCCTGAGCGTATCGGAAGATACGTCCATCTTCTGTTTGACCGATTGCACCAATTTGCTCCATGCGAGTTGCTGAAACTGCTTGGATGTCTTGTGAGCTTAATGTTCTAATTCCGTCTTGCATAATAACCTCCTAGTTACTCGTAATTCCGGTTAATTTACCGTTACGACGAGGTTGCTTGTGAATCAAGTTACCCATAAGGATAAGGAGACCAACTTCACCATACTGGTTGACTGGACTCATGAGTTCACGGAACTGCCATGCGCTTGGGAACTTGACGTCTTTGTAGAAACCTTCGGTTACTTCAACTGAGCTGTCAATCTGCTTGAGTCCGCTATCCTGAAGTCGTTTGAACTCCATGTAGTTTTCGTTCAACCAGAAGAATGTCTGTGAAGTTGCATTGTCGTCAGCTACAAGTGGACGCGCTCGGTAGTTGATAGCGTTGAAGCCACCAAAACCAGTAAGCTGTTCACCAGCAGGACGAGTCTGTCCGTTAGGAGTTCCACCGTCGACGCGGTCGTAGCCCTTGAGCTGTAGCGTGTCGTAACGTGCTGATACCATAGGCTGGATAAGACCTTCTACGAATGTCCAGATAGCCTTAGTTGTAAGACCGATAGTTGGAGATTCAGAAGTTGAACCAGCTGCAGAGACGTTGTCAAACTCGCTTGACAGGTAGTCAAGTGTGATTGCACCGTTGTTTACTGAGGTAACATCTGCGTTAATGAATGGGTTTGTTGCACGGGTAAGACCACCGTATGAGGCGCTAGATGTACCGTTGTCTACGATCACACCAAGACCATCAAAGTCTTTGCCTGAACCGTATCCGTAAGCGATCTGACCAACTGCTTGGTTAGCTGATACCTTTGCCTCGTCAAGACGAGTTGCGAGAAGACGAAGCACTTGCTTGTCGCTTCCGCTGTTAACTGCACGCTCGATACCAGGTACGACAACGCTTTGCTCGTAAGCAGCGAGGTACCATGTCAAAAGACGTGTGTTGTTAGTTGCTGCGGTTGGGAATGTGTCCATACCTGAGAATGAACCACCAGTGACGCTGTTGCCCACTGAGATTGGTTGAGCCTCATAGACTCCCGACCATTTACCTGGCTTGTTTAGAATACGAGCCAAGAGTACGTTAGAGTTGTTGATTTGGTCAACAACACTAGGCAGAATGTTCTGATAGGTGATGTCTGCAACCCTATCTGTGAAAACTTGTCCAGCCATAATGCTCCTTTTTAGTTGATTGTTACCGACAATAAAAAATAGCCCCTTGCGGGGCTACGTGATTTCTCTTGCCTATGCCGTAATATTACTATGCTTTCTTGTTCTTTGCAATAGTATTTTTAACTTGTGTCACTTCTTTAGCGACCTCAGTTTCAGCAATCCCTGCATCTTTACGAGCTACTTCAAGTAAATGCTCAACATTCTGGTGAGCGGCTTTGAAGTTCGTATCGATCATTGATGTGACGAGACTGTGAGCAAGTGACTCACCTTCCTCGAATGTCATAATACCCTTGTGGACTAATACCGAGATAATTGCGTTGTAGTTCATAGATGATCTCCTATTCTAAACTGTCAATAAAGTTATATATATCGCGTTGGCTACGAAGCTCTGGGCGAGGTTGTGTAACCTTTGCGTCAGTGCTGGTCGTTTTGCTAGTGCGAGTGGCGAGGTTCTTGCGAGCCTTATCCTCTGCATCTAGTTTATCATCCTTTGGCTTAGTCGTATCTGCACCCTTGTTGCGGTAGTTATAGAGGGCAAATGCTTCACGGAAGCCAACCATGCGCATAACGGTGTTGTTCTTCTGTGAGCGTTCGTAGTTCTCTTTATTCAGCTCATCCTTGTAGTTAAGGACTGACTGGATAAGTTTCGCTTCGGCTGTATCACTAAAGCCTGCGTCGCTCTGCTTGACCTTAAACTTAGGAAGCTCGCCAGCTTTCTGGAGTTCTTCAATATCTAACTTGTCAGCCAGTTGCTCTTTGGCTTCCCACTCTTGTTGCTGGATTTTCACCTGCTCCTGTGTGTAGGTGCGTTGGAGTTCACGAGCGTTGTTCTCCTGAGCATTCATGTTGTTGATGAATGCTAGCTCGTGTTGCTTGTTGGGGAACTCGAAGTCAGCAGGTAGTTCTGCGTACGTCTTTACTGAGTAGCTCTTGCCCTCTTTGTCATAGACGCTAATAGTAGGGAGTCCATCATAGATAAAGCGTTGCTCTGGCGTAAGTCCGCTCGTGTCAGTCTTAGTCGATTCAACCGTAGTATCTGGCTTATCGTCTGGCTTATCCTCATCAAGATCACCAATCGTGAAGCCTTCGTCGTCTTCATCCTTATTATCGTCAGCGTTATCATCATCAGCTACATCATCACCAGCGTCTGTCTTGTCGCTTGTGTCAGATGTATCGTCGGAAGTATCCTCAACGTCATCGTCTTTCTTCTTGGTATCATCGACAACTGCCCCGGACGTGTCAAGAGGCGCAAGGCTCTCATCTAACCCGTCCAAGAGGGCATCTAGTTCTGCTGGTTGAGGCATGTAGTATTACTCCTTAAATCATGTAATACCTGCACTATACCACAATTAGCTAGCTGGCGGAATGCTTGGTGGTTGTGGCAAGACTGGCTCACCGGGAGCGGCTGGCATTGGTGGTGCGCTCATCGGTTGCATCGGTGCTGGACCCATTGGAGCTGGTGGCATTGCTGGCATTCCTTGCGGTGCGCCCATTGGTGGCACTGGCAGTGCTGAACCAGGCATACCTTGTGGTGGCATACCAGGCTGTGGCATTCCCATTGGCGGTTGCTGTGGCTGTGGTGGAGCAACTGGGTGAATTGGTACCTTTGGATTCAATGCGTCAACACCTTCTTGCTCAGACATTTGGTCAAGCTGGGTGCGTAGGTCAAGGCTCTTAATAGCTTTATCAACGTAGTCGAGCAGTGCGTTCTGTCGCTTGCGTGGGGCTTTCAAGAAGTCGTCGCGGAGCATGAGCTTGCGCATTGTGAGGACAAACTCTTTATCTGGGTCTTCTGGGTCTTCGAGCTTGCGTCCTGCCATCAGGTCAGCGTAGACAGTGTATGCCTTGTTGCTTTCCAGTTCATCCATGCCCTCACGAGCTAGTTGCATTGGGTCAGTGTTGAACTTAGCGAAGTTAATC